GGCATGTTCAATACTGGACGTAAGCCTGTGGTAAGTGCCGAGCGTAGCGAGGCAAGGCGATGCACATTCACCATGCACATGATAGGAGCGGGCTGCGCAGGTATGTTCGCGCATCAGCGCGTGTGTAGCCGGGCTGCGCAACGAGGTTGGCATGAGCAGGGAGCGCATGTTCAGTCGGCCCTGTGAAGTAAGGCGGCTGGCTGCGCTGGTGGACCATCTGTGTCCCGCAAGCGGAGGATATGATGGCCCATCGTATGCCGCAACCTGATGGGTCTGGGTGAAGGGACTGGACCTTGCAGAGTGTGAAGGTTCTGTTGTCAAGTGTGAGGGTAATACTGTACCTACCCCCTGTACACTTTGTGGCTTATCAGATAAACCACGGGGACCATATAAACCCCGGAGCGCAAGTATTGCGCGAAGGGGGGTCCCCGTGTACCTTTTTGGGAGATTTCCGCCATCGTGGGGTACACTCAACCTCCGCAATGAGACCCCCCTCTGAAAAGTTCTGAGCCCCCTCCCATTCTTTAGGTACAGTGTAACAATGTAACAAAGGGACCCTATATACCAGGAACTGCTTATTTTTTGCAAAAAGTGCCAAAAAGCTGTCTATATATATAGGACCTATTCAAGTGTATCCGAATAAATACACAAGTAGGTTCATATGCCTTATAGGGGCTATTCTGCCCCCGGCAATGTAACAATTGGCCTGGGGCAGGCCGTAAGCGGGTACTATACCCGAAGGAGATTAACATGGCAGCACCAAAGAAAGCAATGCCGAAGCCAAAGGGCCGGGCATCAATCTACAAGGGTACGGACAAGACGACGAATACTAAGGACCGAGTACGTTCGGGAAGCCAGAATGTAATCTACGCTGACGGAAGCAGGTTCAAGATGGTCCCACTAGATATTGGTGGCGGTCGTCCAGGAGCGGCAGGGAAGAACTCCCGCGTGTATTCCGAAAAGAAGGGCAACACGATTACATCTTACACGAACACAAACGTTCCGTTTATTAACCCAAGAACTGGTGGCCTTGAGACATTCCCATCGCACGATCGAACCATCACCACCCTGGGTAAGGATGGTCGACGCGAGTCGGTACTCAAGCGTTCTGGTCAGAATAGTAGCGCCCCCTATGTTGTGAGCGAGACTCAGCTCAACCGTGGTACCGTCCGCAAGGGCGCCGTTGGCAAGAAGAAGGCCTACTAATCCGATAAGCTATAGGGGGTCGGCGTGAACCATAAACAGATTAAGGCTTACGTCGACTCATGCAAGGAAATAATGGGCCTGGGGCACTGGGAGATCACGGTCTCTCCAGAATCCGCCCCAGATGATTCGTGGGCTGATATCGAGGTCAGCACCAACCTATACCACGCCACAATTCGGTTCTCCCCCAAGCTTTGGGACGAGAAGCCAGAGGACGTTAAGCGCGTGGTGGCTCACGAACTAATCCACATCCACCAGGCCGGCATTGAGCGTTTGGTCGAGACGCTCGAGAAGCAGCTAGGTTCAGCGGCATACGAGCTACTGAATACGGTCTGGGACGTCGAATCAGAGCGGTCGGCCGATTCGCTCTCCAAGGTACTGGCTCAGCTTATGCCTGAGCCGAAGGAGAAAAAGATGCCAATGGTACAGGGGAAGAAGTTCCCATACACAAAGGCCGGGATGGCCGCAGCGGCTAAGGCGGAGACAAAGGCCAAGGCTGACGCAGAAAAGGCCAAGGCTGGCAAGAAGAAGGGCAAGAAGAAGTAAGTGGGCTACACCAAGCCGGCACTCCGCGAGTCCATCAAGGACCGCATCATGGCCGGCAGCAAGGGCGGAAACCCTGGCCAGTGGTCGGCCCGCAAGGCCCAGCTGGTCGCCCAGGCCTACGAGAAGGCCGGTGGTGGCTATTCCGGGGCTAAGACTGCGCCACAGAAGTCCCTTTCCAAGTGGACGGGCGAGAAGTGGGGCACAAAGTCCGGAAAGCCTAGCACCCAGGGAGAAAAGGCCACTGGGGAGCGATATCTCCCTAAGAAGGCACGAGAGTCGCTGACCAAGAAAGAATATGCTGCAACTACCGCAAAAAAGCGGAAGGACACCGCAGCTGGCAAGCAGTTCTCCAAACAACCTAAGAAAATTGCCACCAAGACAGCGAGGTCGAGAGCCTAATGCCACGTAACTACCGCAAGGAATACGATACGTACCACGGGACTGATGAGCAGATCGAGAATCGCTCGTCCCGGAACAAGGCTCGACGCAAGGTAGCCGCCACCAAGGGCAAGGCTGCCGTCAAGGGCAAGGAAGTCGACCACAAGAACGGCAACCCAAAAGACAACAAGACCAAGAATCTCCAGCTCATGAGCCGGAGGGCTAATCGCCAGAAAGGCGGATAATGGCTAAATTCCGCTTTGACCACTATATTGACATCCATTGGAACGGCTACGACATCGTTGGCGATGGCGGAACGATCTTCAGCATCCCGGACCAGCTATACGAAGAGTTTGAAGCAGATCTACGGCCAGTAGAGCCGAGCCTAGAGTGGACCGTCGTAAACGAGTTCCTTGAGCTGCAGAACGCGGTATCCGTAACAACTCTCGAAGCGGTTGCTCCAATTGTAGTAACTCCAACGTCTACTGGCAGAAGCATTAGCCTAAACGCAAACTATTCCACTACCAGCCATCTTCACGATGGAACATATCAGCCGTTCGGAACATATGTCGCGTCGGTATCCGGCACCGCACCAATTACAACCTCTGGTACAACTGCAATTACCGTTGGCGTTGACCAGACATCGATCACCGCAAACTCGGCAACAAATGCCAGCGTCCTTAGGGCGTATGTTAAGAACAGCACTGGAACCACACTAAACAAGGGACAGGTCGTATACATTAGCGGGTCTGACGGCGCCAATGCGTTGATCAGCCTCTCATCTGCCTCATCTGAAGCCGGATCGTCAAAGACACTAGGACTACTGGCCCAGACACTAACCACGGGAAGCCAGGGGTACGTCATCGAAAACGGCCTCCTTGCAGACATTGACACTAGCGCGGCAACGGCCGGACAGTCTGTCTGGCTTGGGGATACCCCTGGTTCATTCGTCTTTGGATCTCCACCAGCAGAGCCGTCGCATTCGGTATACCTTGGTGTAGTCACCCGCGTCCAGCAGAACAATGGCGAGATCCTGGTCAAGGTCCAGAACGGCTACGAGCTAGACGAACTCCACGATGTCTCTGCGGCAAGCCCGTCTGACGGGGACATCATCCAATACAAGACCAGCAGCAGCCTGTGGACCAAGGCCTCCATCGCCAACGCTGGCATCGCCTCATCGGTGCACACGCACCCCTACCAGCCTGCCGGAACCTACGTCACGGCGGTCAACGGCTCTGCTCCGATTGCCGCCTCTACGGACACCGCTGGCATCGTCTCCGTTTCCCTGACTGCAACATATTCCAGTTCCACACACGATCACAGCGGCGTATATCAGGTTGCTGGAAACTACGCAACCGACACTCACACTCACACCCTGCCGCCAACTGGGTCGATTGTCATGTGGGCAACTAGCTCAGCGCCATCTGGCTGGTTATTCCTTGACGGATCAACATACAGCCAGGCAACCTACCCAGACCTAGCAGCGGTCTTTGGAGTCGTATCTGGAACATTTACCCTCCCAGATATGCGCGACCGATTCGTCGGCGGTCTTTCTGTCGTCGGTGCGCTGACTAATAACGCTGGTACCTTTGCCCCCAACACCGCAAACACCCACGATCACACTACCAACATCGCCCACGGCCACGCCGACACCATTGCTGTCAACACACACGGAGACCACACGCACACCACCGACCCAGCGGCTACGACATCGGGATCGCCAAGCACTCAATTAACTTCCATTACTCAAACTGGCTCTGGTCAGGCAGGATCAAACTCGCACACGCACTCAACCAACATTGCCGCAACAGCCTCTGGCGCAGAAAACACCAACCTAACACACACGGTTACTGGCGGTGTTACCAGCCTTGGTGCAACATCCGTCACTTCTTCAAGTGGTAGCCTAACGCCGAAGTCAACGCTCCTCAATTTCATTATTAAAACGTGAGGTAAAAAATGGAATTTGTTAGCATTGAAGTTAGTTGCGAAACGGTTGGATGCCCAAACAATGGGATCTCTGCCAACGCAATGCTGAAGTTGACTGAGAGCGGCGAGTTGCCACATTACGTGTGCGGAGTTTGCCAGGTTGATTTAATTCCAGACCCAAACCCTCAGTTAAATGATTGATCTAGCTCCGGTTCTAACCGGATGCCACGTATGCAGAAGCCCTCTTATCGAGGCTGTTAACAAGAAGATGCGAGACGGCGTGGCGGACATTCAGATCTCCAAGTGGCTCGAGGAGTCAGAGCATTACATCTCAAGGATTACCCTTGGAAAGCATCGCAGGGAGCACCTAACAGAGGATCACGAACAGAAGCGCATCAATGCTGCCAAGAGGCTCCGTGGGCAGAAGAAGACCATCAAGTCCGGGGACGATCTGGCTGTTCTAGTCAGGGACTACGTCCAGGACGCTGTGGCCAGCGGGGATCTAATGCCAACACTGGCGGAGGGCCTTCGTGCACAGGAGATGATTGACAGGCGTCAGGAGAAGGGCGCAGACAGAGACGTTGCGCTTATGCTAGCAGGAATCCTGGGCGGAGGGGCCTCTTACCAGGTAATTGAAGCCACTGAAATCAAACCATTGGGGGTCGGAGAATCGGAGCTATGATTGCGGTCCGCAATGTTCTTGGGATTTCTAATCGCAGTAAGTCTGCTAATGCCAAGAATGGCAAAGGCCAACCAGCAGGAAATCTGGTGCGGAGATTGGAACCCATATACTGGGGAATTTCAGACTTGGGGGCCGCTATGGTGGGGCGATCAGCCGTGGGAGAACCTTTGGTACGAACTATGTATGCCAAACAGGCCATGGGATCCAGTTCCATGGGAGCCGAAGCAGCCGGAGCCGAGCCCGACTCCGAGCGAGACTGCGGAGCCTAGCGTTGAGCCGACGCCAAGCCCTACACCCGAGCCGACGCCTGAGCCGACGCCAAGCGCTACGCCAGAGCCGACTCCTACTGAAGATCCGCAACCGACGCCTAGCGAAACAGCGCCTCCTACTCCAGCTGAAACGCCACGGCCTACGCCTAATCCAACGCCACGGCCAACAGTAGAGCCAACGGAGCCGCCACCGTCACCTACTGAGGCTCCACCAACACCAACAGAACCACCACCGTCACCAGTGGCACCGCCACCTGACCCAGTGGCAGCAGTTAGCGAGGCAGTGGCAGCGATCTCCGAAAGCATCGGAGAAGCAATCACGTCAGTAACAAATCTAGGAAAAGATCTCTCGGTCGAAGAGAAGGAAAAGGCCCAACCAGTCGCGGTGGCAATCATCGTTGGACAAGTGGCCCAAGCCGCAGCTGCAGCAGTAGCAGCCTCGAACGCAGGGAGAACAAAGAAGTGATTTCGCGAATTATTAACGATCTAGTGGGCGGCTCCTGGACAATCCTGGGCCTGCTCTTCGCAGTAGTAGTGCTCCCTGAAGGGTCCACTCGCGACACAATGGCATCAATCTTTACGGGTCTAACAGCAGTCTGGCTTCTTACAGGCCCACTACGATGGAAGGACTAACAAATGCAGTATAAGGTCAAGTCGCAACTCTACTCCGACGCTGAGGCCCAGCTAAAGGGCGCCAAGCAGGTTCTAGATGACTGCACTTGGTCTTCCTGCGCAGCGGCAGTCTCGTGGGCCTCTGGCTACGCGGTTGACTACACTGCGGCGCAAGGTGTAGCTGCGTTCCAGAAGGCCACTGGCCGAAAGGATAAGCAGGGTGTCAGCGATGCCGGCGGTTCGCTCCCTGAGGCGGCGAAAACAATCGCAGTACTGGGCGGCAAGGCTCGCTACGCCAAGTCATGGGAAGATGCAATGGCTGCGGCCAAGTCCGGAGCAGCACTTATGGTGTGGGTACAGCAGCCGCTTGGGTTCCCAGACATCCACATCAGCAAGTGGCACGACGCCTGGAAGAAGTGGTGGTGGGTAAAGCAGAAGCAACCTACGCGCACTTACGGACATATGACATCAGCTGGCTGGTGCGAAGATCACGGCTGGCAGTGGGCGTGCCCAACACGAGACGAAAAGCTCGCATCCGAGAAGTACGGTGTTCCAGTAACGGAAGACCAGCTTCGACAGATTGCTAACAGCAAGGTCAAGGCAGGCAAGGTCAAGGTCGACTACAAGTGCCTACTAATTGTTACACATCCTGGCAAGAAAGCCGTTGTGCCGGCTCCAGTCGCAGCTGTAGTGCCCGTAGCGGCCCCGCAGCCGGCCGTAGAGGCTCCAAAGGCAGAAGCAGTGGTGAACACCCCATCCGAGCTCGATAAGGCCGTAAAGGCACTAGGGTCAATGGACTGGGGATCAATCGGAGCGAAGGGTCTGGCTCTGGCAGGAAACGCGGCTGATGCCGCGAAGAAGGAGAAGACTTTCGTGGGAAAGATTGGAGCATGGCTCAAGTACGTAGCGGACAATAGCAAGATCGATGAGATGCTGCTCGATGCAGTGCGAACATTCCTAACCGTGTCGATCTCGGTCGCACTCGGTCTTGGAATCCCGCTCCTGGACATCAACGGCGGAGACTTCCGAACGATCATCAGCGCAGGCCTTGCGTCTGCCCTGCAGATCGTCGTTAAGGCCCTCGATCCTAGCTCAAGCGATTACGGGATTCAGAAGAAGGGAAACTAATGCCAAAGACAGCAGCATGGCAGCGAAAAGAGGGTCAATCCGCTAAGGGTGGACTTAATGCCAAGGGTCGAGCTTCTTACAAGGCACAAACAGGTGGGACGCTAAAGGCTCCAGTTAAGTCTGGAGACAACCCACGAAGAGCCTCATTTCTAGCCAGAATGGCTGGTATGCCTGGTCCTGAGCGTGACGAGAAGGGTCGTCCGACACGCTTGCTTCTAAGCCTACAGGCTTGGGGCGCCAGCAGTAAGGCGGATGCCCGCGCTAAGGCAGCCGCGATCAGCAAGCGCAATAAAGCTTGAGGCAGATTGAAAACGAAGCTGCACGTGATTTGGCTCGCGGCCGCACTGACATCGAGTTCTTTGCTAGTCGCTGGCTCGGTATCAATGGGAACAAAGGCCAGCTATCGTGGTGGAACGCGTGTGCAGAGCGTGATGAATCTGGGTTCCGGCCTAAATACATCACTACAGTCGTATCCGCAGGAAACCGTGCGGGGAAAACGCTGGCGATGGCGGTCGTATGTTTCCACCACGCCCTGTACAAACTGGGACTTCCTAACCCGAAACCAGGTGACACCACTTCAGCCCTCCAGTGGCTTAATGCGCCATACGAATGGTTCCACATTGGAATCCAGCAGGAAACTGCAGAGCTCGTATTCCGAGAAATCGAGCTAATCCTAAGCGGAAACCACCCAGCCCAGAAGGGCAGGGGGTGCCCAATCTCGCAAGAGCTTGGAAAGATTGTCGACACAAGCAAGAAGTACCGCGGTGAATATCCGTGGATCAAGTTCAACCAGATTGTTGGTGGGGCCGGTATCCACTTCCGCACAACTCAGGATCGAGCCAAAGCCCTCCTGGGTAAGGACATGAATGGCATCTCGTTTGACGAGGCTGCATTCGAGCCTCACTTGCTGATGATCTACCAAGAAGTTCTAAACCTACGACGACTCTCCACCGGCGGGCCACTCCACTTCATCGGAACCCCTACCGAGGGAATCAACGACTACGCCGACCTATGGGAAATGGGCAACTTCGAGAATCCTGAGCGAGACCCTCAGTTCATTTCCTTCCGGCTCTCGACAAGGGACAACATTGGATACGGACTTCGCCAAGAGGACTTCGATTCGGTAGTGCGCCAGCAGGCAGACTACCTAATCCCGCAGAACATCGACGGATACTTCATCGAGTCCCGAAAGTCATACTTTAGCTCAGTAAGCGTCGAAGCGTGTTTCGACAAGTCTCTAGAGGTAGAGGAGTCGCCAAGGTCGTCCCACCGTTACATCCAGGGTTGTGACCCAGGAATCTCGTCTGACGCAACATGGGCGCTAACACTCGACATTACTAGCAGAAAAGAAATGCGCGGAGTCCGTGCTCGCAAGCGCGGTGGAAAGCAGACAATCACTGCCGTGGTAAACATGGTCCGTGAGGGTCACCTGCTCTACAATTCTGGTGCCCAGTGCACAACGATTGTTGACTCAACCGGAATGGGCGGCAAGCTTTTCCGGGAAGAGTTCTCAATCATCAAGCCACTCAGGGACTTCGATTTCGGTGGCACAAAGTCTAAGAAGCTTGAGCTCCTAAACGATCTGAAAGCCGTGCTAGACAAGGGTCAGATCAAGTTCCCTAGGGGCGGCGTATGGGAGGACCTTCGAAGGCAACTCCTGGCCTACAAGCTAGACGACAGAAAGATTGAGCAGGATGCCGTTATGGCTCTTGCAATAGCAGTAAGGTATGCAATTCGCAATCCCGAGAACGCTGTGACGACTCATACGTTCTCCTATTTTGGAGCATCTGAATAAATGGCAAAAGTTCGCAAGGTACCTCAGGTATTTATCGACACCAAGGGAGTCCCTGGTCAGTATACGACCGACCCAGATGTCGCTACACCTCAGCAGATCAAGGCTCTTGGTGACGCCCTAGACAAGGCGAATAAGCTCAAGAAGGGCCAGGTCATTGTTGAGCCAATGCCTACTGCCGGCAAGGGCCTTAAGACTCAAGTCGATTTCAGCATCAAAGGCGAGAACCGAACTGCTGCTCCAACTAGCGGACGAAACAATGGGGTATCCAGGGGCGTTGCCACATCACCGACCGTAGTAAACATTTCCGGCGGCGGCCGAGTCAAGCCAATCCAAAAGAACTTTGCTCCTCTCGTTCTGGAGAAGCTGACGGACACACAGGCAAAGTCGATCAAGATGCTCTCGACTTCCCTGGAGATGAACGACATCAACCCGGCCGAGGACGAAGACTTCAAGATCTACGGCGAAATCCTCATGCGCAAGCAGCAGCTGGAGCCTGAGCAGAACCGACTGCGTTCCATCTTCCTCCGATTTGACCGCATGTACCATCCGGATACTCTCACGGCGGGCGGCGCCGACCACTGGGCGGATGACCCAAGTGCTCGCCTTGCGGGCCGAGCCCACGTATCTGTAAACGTACATCCTGCCTACGTAAACATCCCAGCGTCACTCCAGGCAGTAACCC